GAGCAGACGAGCGGCTTGACCCGTGGCGGTAGCTACGACGCTATGACGGGTGATGCCAGAGCATACTTGGACGGCCGAGATAGCTGGTTGTCATCAACTGGCTACTCGATCGAGGGATATTTCGCCGAGGTGACACTGTTTGGCGTCAAGCGGGTGTACCGCGTCGCTAACGTAGCAGTCGGCAGGGCGGTTATCACAAGCGGCACAGTACAGCACGTTGAAATTGAGCTGGAAAGGCTCGACAGAGAGGTGTAATCGTGCCGGTGGTCGACAACACAGTCGCCGTCAAACGATTCTTCCAGAATCAGGCAGCGACAGGGCTGAACGCAATGGCGAATCACACTCTGACAGTATCCAACCTCACCGCACCGTTCAGACGTAGAGGGTCGCTAAAGTCCCGCAATGTCGAGGTGCGGCGAATCGGTAGAGACGCTATCAGATTGACATGGAAGCCAGTTTACTCACAGTACCAGAACCGCGGCAGGCGTGCGAATGGCACTCATGTGGTGCGTAAGTACACCACAGCCGGCACTGGCAAGGGTTTCGTTGATGAGGGTGTGAGAAGCGCCATGAAAGATTACAAGAGGTTTTTTAGATGAATGTAACATTGGAGATTGCAAAAGTTGTGGCTACTGCTATTGGCGGGGAGCTTGGCAAAAATGTGTTTGTCGGGCGGTTACCAGCAAGCAAGAGCCAGGATGGCATGGTGACGGTTGCGGCTAGCGGCGGTGAATACGACGGCGGCAGCTTGGGCAACACTAAGCTAACTACCGAGCTAACGATCACCGTCGTGAAAGCCGATGCGGCCGAGCTATACGAGCTCGACAGCAAGCTGAGAACGGCATTGATGCAGTTGCCATACACTGACGCGAGATTCATTCGTGTGAGCGTATTTCCAATGCAAGACAGCGCCTACGAAGCCTCTGAACTACGGATGGGGGTATGGAGCGCCCAATCTGTAACATTAGTTTTGAAAGATTAAGCAAAGGAGCAATTAAATGGCAGCAATCGATTACGCCGGCTTGAACCACGATCTGTATTTCGGGGACAAGACTGGTAAAAACTTCAAGCAAGTCCTAGGTGTGAACGACCTAGACTTCGACAACGACAAAGACGAGGTGACGCGTGACTTTATCGATGGCACGAACCTCAAACTTATCAAATCGTTCAAATCGACCATCAAGTTTAAGGTGACGGATATTGGACAAGATAACCTCAAGAACATCGTGCCTGGTTATGTATATAACAGTGGCGAGACGATTGATGGCACTACTGGTATTACTGTCGGTACAAAAGGTGCTGTGCAGGTTGGCTTGCAAAAGGGCAGCTCGACACAGGTGTCTGGTGTGTTCAAGTTAGTGCCGAAATTAGCAGCTCAAGCAGGCCATACATTGTACATGCTTGACGCTACGGCAACCCTGAGCGACATCAGTCAAGAAGACGGCTTGACTGAGTTTGAAATCAGTGTAACCGGCAAATTGATCAAGGGCGACCTGACATTTGCGTAACAGGGGTGGCACGGTGATAAAAACACCGTGTCAATACCTAAATTGATAAAAAAATAATGTAGTTTTTACAACTATGGAATGGAGAATGAGATGGCGTTTGTTCTAAAAAAGAAGCAGCCTGAGAAGCGTGTATTGCTGGACATTGAAATGCCAGCAGACGGTGACGAACCAGCAAAGCACTGCAAATATCTAATTCCGCGGGTAAAGCAGTACAAAGCCCTTGAAGCAAATACTGCACGATTAAGCATTGGTGGCGAAGACGGCAAAGCCGTTACTGGCAGTGCGATCGTTATGGATGTTGTAGCTCGAGCGACAGTAGTTGAGGGCGGGCTATCTTTAAGAGATTTGCTTGATGCACTTGATAACGACAACGTCGATGCCCTGCTGCTTGAAATTGTGCGATTGGCAACTACAGGGCTAACTAAGCTAGCTGCTGAGGGCGTTGAGGTGCGAGAAGTCGAGGCGTAGCCATGAACGAGAACAATCAGCCTGGATACGATATCGAAAAGTACGAACAGTATTTGAAGATTCAGGCTGATAAAGTTCTCACAAGCTTTGAGGAGAGAGTGCATATAATCTTGCTCAACTATCCGCAATACACGCACGAGCAGGTTTTAGAAATGGACGAGGCTGACGCGGTGGAGTTAGCAAAAGCAGCAATACGTCGCGAATGCGAGCGAACGCTGAGCCTCCTGTCTGTGATAGCAGCAGCACAAAATAAGGACGCTTACAAAAAGATGTATAGTTCTTTGACAAAAACTATAAGAGGTTTGAGGTGATCTTATCCATCACGACGAGAAGTGTTGACGTAGCCACGCTTAGTGTTGTACGTATCAACAATTTCACCGGCTTTGGCAATTGTCTTGACAGAGCCAAGGTAGGCATATCCACAAGTAAACGTGTACATCAATCCTCGAGTAATTCTTCCCATGTAGAACCATGGCAGCCCATTAAAAAATGGAATCAAGCCAATCAGAGCAAGCTTTTTGAATGTTTCAACATCTTTCATTATAAGATCCTTTCTTTAGTAAAGAAATTATATCACGGAAACGAAATATGAACCAAGGAACAATAGTAGTTACCTATAAAGTTGACAGGTCGAAATTTGACAAGTCTGTTTCTGATGTTCAGAAAAAAATGAAGAATGTCGCCAAGGATAATGACGAGCTCACCAAGAAGATGGCTGATTCTTGGAGCAAGATTGGAACTGGATTCAAGGAGTTGGGGGCTGGCATAAAAAATGCGGCAGTTGAAAGTGCTGCCGTCATCTCAAAAGAGCTTATTCAGCCAATCACTAACAAGTTAGCACCGTTGGCAAGTAGAATTACTGCAGGATTTGCAAATATTGGCAATCGCATCGCCACGTTCTTTTCACCAATGACTAACGCTGCCAGCAAAGCTGCTAGTGCAATATCTGCGGCTTTCGTTAGAGCACGCAATGCTGTTGCGAATACGTTTAGCAATATCGGCGTGTTCATATCATCGAAATTATCTGTCGCCGCCAATGCAGTAACTAGTTTTGCAGCTAAAGTCGGTCAAGGCATGGCGTTAGTAGCGCAAAAACTCGCCGCACCATTTATCTGGTTAGGCAAGGGTATAGGCACAATCCTAGCCCCTGTCGCGCAAAAAATGATAGCAGTATTCGGTGGAATCGGTGGCGCGATTGGACGTAACTTGGCACCAGGATTATCGACGATTGGCAGCGGTATTTCTGATATGTTTAGTGCACTTGGCGGGAAAATTAGCAATGCTGTTGGTGGCATGGTTAGCCAGGTAATGCCGCACATCAACTCTCTGGCTAGCGGCTTAAAGGAGAAATTAGGCGGTGCATTGAGTCATGTCGGTGGCGTGGCTAAAGGACTAGGCAAGGCATTTGCTGTTGGAACAGCAGTCGCAGCAGTAGCGATTGGTGGGCTAGCCAAAAAATCTGTCGAGGGATTTGCAGAATGGGAGCAGTTGGTTGGCGGTGTTGATACGCTGTTTAAGAAATCAAGCGACACAGTTCAGGCGTATGCGGCGAATGCTTATAAAACAGCAGGATTATCGGCAAACCAATATATGGAGACCGTCACAAGCTTTTCAGCGTCATTATTGCAAGGTCTGAAAGGCGACACTGAAAAATCAGCTCAATATGCTCACATGGCCGTTACGGATATGGCTGATAACGCCAATAAAATGGGCACTGACATCGCAAGGATTCAAGATGCCTACCAAGGATTCGCAAAAGACAACTACACCATGCTCGACAACTTGAAATTGGGCTACGGTGGTACTGCTGGCGAGATGGCACGTTTAGTCAATGAAACAGGTGTGATGGGCAAGGGTTTCAAGGCGACGGCTGAGAACGTTAAAGATATTCCGTTCGATAAACTTATCGAAGCAATCCATAAAGTCCAGGAGAAAATGGGTATTACTGGTACGACCGCTAAAGAAGCTAGCGAGACTATTAGTGGTAGCTTTTACTCAATGAAATCGGCGTGGTCGAACCTTGTTTCTGGGTTTGGTAATGAAGACTTGGATTTGAGCCAGTTGATAAATAACTTCACAGGCTCGTTTGAGACATTTCTAAAAAATCTAACACCAGCGTTATCTAAAGCAATAGGCGGTATTGCGCAGGCTTTGCCACAAATTATAACACAATTGCTGCCATTGATTCCGCCAATTATGGGACAGTTATTACCGGCCATTATCCAGGGAATTATCATATTGTTACAGGGGCTAGTACAATCAGCACCACAGTGGATTGGTCAAATCGTAGCTATGGTGCCGGTGCTAGTTCAAGGCTTTATGCAATTATTTATGGCGCTTTTGCAAGCTGCGCCACAGATTATCGCAGTCATAACACCAATGATTCCACAAATCGTCGATAGCCTGGTCACAACACTGACGGAGCCGACTATGCTGCAGGCGCTGATCATGGGTGCGATTCAGCTATTCTTAGCCATAATTGAAGCATTGCCTACAGTTATTAACGCGCTAGCCGACGCACTGCCACGTGTCGTTGACGCAATTGTTACGACACTGACGCAACCAGCAATGTTGCAGAAATTAGGCGAGTCTGCCGTCAAGCTACTGTTCGCGCTGATCCATGGTATTGGCAGTATGCTTGGTCACATCGGCAGTGCTGCATGGAAAGTCATCAATAAGATTGGAGAGGTGTTATCGCCGTCAACTCTGTGGAGCGTTGGAGAAAACTTCATTAAGGGATTATGGAATGGCATCAATAACGTCACTGGCTGGATCCTAGGTAAAATAAAAGGGTTCGGCAAGTCTGTGCTTGATGGCATTAAGAGTTTCTTTGGTATCCATTCACCGTCGACTGTCATGGCAAAGATGGGTGGATTTTTAGGACAAGGATTTGCTAACGGTATCACTGACAGTATTGGAGGTGTGTTATCAGCGGTCGATACGATGAATGGTGCGATTTCTGACAAAATGACAACTTCGCTGTCACCTGATTTTAGTGTATCTGGTAGTGGCAGTATCTCTTTACGAGCCGACGATATCTGGGGCGGCAAAAACAATGGCGGCTCTAATGATGGGTATCCGCAAATCAACCAAACCGTCAACCTGACGAACGGTATCGATGTCGATCAATATAACCGCAGCCTGGTGCAGCAAATGAGGAGGGGCTAGATATGAGAACATATGACGTACAGATCACTAATATGCGCACTAATGAGAGCGTGTTTTTAGCAGGCAGCAAACAGGGGCTATCACATCTGACGCCGCCACTGAAAGGCTTTGGCGATCCTGATGTTCGCAACAGCCAGTATGTGTTTTCTGGTGCCGACGGCGGAAGCGTGGATGAGCAGTTCTATGGTGTGCGGCAAATACCGCTGAGTTTTTTTGTGGCAGTGGAGCACGACGGAAGACTTGCTGAGATGCACGCTGAGATGGCGAAAATTGCCAGAACCATCAAAATCCGCGATAAATTGCGAGTGCAGCTATTCACGCCAACTGGACGCGTCTATCAGACTATTACAAAATTGACACAGCCTCTCGATCCAAAAATTGAGTGGCCGCTCATTGCCGACTATGACATCGAGCTAGTAGCGGGCGATCCGCGAATGTATGACTATACCGACGGCGCAGCACAGCGAATCACGCTAGAGCGTCCACGTGACGGTGGTTTATTGTGGAGCCCTACAGGGCTACTTTGGGAGCGTGACGGCTTGCACTGGATATCTGGCGGGGGACTGAATCACGCCACAAATGATGGCAACACGTATATTTGGCCGACAATCACAATTGCTGGCAAGGTCACCAACCCGACTGTGTCCAACCAGACAACTGGCGAGATTTTGGCACTGAATATCAGCACGACAGACAGCGACACAATCGTATTTGATACATACAACCGAGAAGTGACGCTAAATGGGGTAGGTATCGATAATAACCTCACCAGCAGCCAATACTGGCGTTTGGTGCCAGGGCTAAATGAGCTGATTTTCAATACCTCGAACAGTGCTGATACTGGTATGGCTATCGTTGAGTGGCATAACGGTTACACAGGAGTAGCGTAATGGACGAGTACGTACCACCACGATACACCATCGAGCTATGGCACCGCGGAAAGACCAAGGTGGCAGATATTACGAGGCTTTGCCAAGACATCGACTGGAGCATGACACGGAATGGTGTTGAGTCGCTGGATTTTAATATGTCGATGCCAGACTGGGAAGAGAAGTGCCGACGGATCGGCGAGAACCCAAACACTATCTTGAAACCATGGGTGAGCGATATCAGAGTCAAGCGTAACGGCGAGTATTTATTCGGTGCAGTGGTGGTAGAGGCGAACCGCAACCTGAATGCCGACAACGCACGAATACTAGTGCAGTGCGACGGCTATTTGAATCTGATTGACGCACGGTATTTGAATGGACGCTGGAAAGGGATTGAAGCTACTGACATTGCTTGGGATATCATCCAGGAGGTGCAGAATCGACCTAACGGAGATGTTGGTATCACCAGGGGTGGTAGGCAGTACCGCACCGGTGTACGACGTGACAGAATGGACGACTGGGAAGATATCAATGCTAAAGATGCCCTCGTGTCGCTAACCAATTTGCAAGATGGCAAATTCGATTTTCGATTCACTTACGATCGCAAGTTTGAGACGTTCCAAACACTCGGCAACGAACGGCCAGACGTGACAGTGCATTATCCTGATGACGGGTTAGGAATCGGTGCTATTCGTATGGAGTTGCCGCAGTCTGGTGCGAATTTGTACAACAACATTATCGGCAAGGCCTCTGGCATGGGCGAGGAGACAATTCGCTACAGTGCTGAAGACGTACCGAGCCAGCAGGAGTTTATCTTGCGTGAAAAAGTACAGCTGTATAACAGTATTAAGAACCTATCGACACTGGCGGGGCACTGCGAGGCTGATGTGGCGGTGATGAGTCGGCTGGTCGACCTGCCGCGCGTCACAGTGCGTGGTACGCAATTTGACCTAAATAATATCGGAGTAGGCGATCGTATCGTAGTTGAGCAAAATAAGTATTCATCTTGCCCACTGAGTGGCTATTACCGTATCGAGCAAATATCTGTCAAGGTCGATGAGAATATGAGTGAAGAAATAACTTTAACGCTGGATAATTACGACCTATGAGCGAGCGATTGAATCTAGTGGAGGAGCGTCGCGCCATCAGTAGGTTACGGGCGTTGCTACGTGCCACTGAGCAAATGAAAGCCGCACAGAGAACCAGCAACAACTCTGGCATTGTTTATTATGAAACGAAAAGTACACAGGAATACGACGCGATGATACCTGTCACATATGACCCCGCTTTTCTTGGTGGCAGAATAATCAAGATTGAGACGACATTTACCGCACGCAAACAACAGTGGCCGTACGTGCTGTTTTTGCCGCAGTTTTACGTCGGCGACAACCCCGATACGCTGGCGGGTGCACAAATAATTGGTGGTAGTATTATCGATCAGAGCGCACCAGATATCAATAAGTTAGAGGTGCCATATCAACTGGCGTTTAGCGCTAGCGCCACTATCGACAATCCGCCACAGGGGCAGACGAAGTATGTGTACGCTAAATGCGTTTTTCTGGGGACCGACAAGGGATCGTTCAGTATGAAAGCGAGCTTGTTATGAATCGGCTGAGTATGTTGCCTGAAAACCAACTGGCAGACATTTTAATGTCGCTCGATCGCAATATCCGCGACCTAAAAACTAGCCAGGTGATGGCATCGAGCGGGCTGGTGTTCTACGAGAGTGTCAGTAGCGACGAATGGGATTTTAATCAGGTGACTAACGTGGTTGGTGGGCAACAGCAAGCTTCTGGCGTGCCATTTATCATTACGGCGACGGCAAGAAAGGATAAGACGTTCTTGTTGGCTGATTTGATTATTGACAAGATGTTGATAAATAGTGCGTCGCCAATACGTATTGATACCATACCAATATCAAGCGAGTCTCGCCATGTCCGTCGCTGGTTCGCGTATGTGATCGTAAACAAGGGGCTAACGAGCGTGTTGGCGCAGATGAAATGTGCGGTGGTAGCAAACACCGATATTAATTTAACTGTCGAAAGCAGGATGCTATGAGAATTAAAGACATAGATGGCGAAACGATGGCAAAGATTATCACGAGATGTGAGCGTGAAATTACAGAGATGAAAGCCGCGCAGCGTGTTGGCGCTGATGGCGTGCAGGTATTTCGCGTCAAGTTAGAAGCGGCGATCGACAAGAGTGACGCAACGTTTCTAAGGCGGTTCAAAATCGTATTTACGCCGAAATCTAGCACGTACCAGTCGGGCATGGTTTTTAAGCTGATGATTGGTAGGCGCAGCAGCCACGGCTCAGGGCTAGAGGATGTCACTCACTATTTCCAGCGCCGGCGAAGCAGCGGCGGTGTACAGACGTGGCTAAATATATCAGATTTCTTGGTCGACCTCGGCAGCAACACATTCAAAATCTACGCGTTCGCTACGTCTGACGGCGAGATCAAGGTTGAGTATGTCTAATCTGTAATGTGGTAAGTGAGAATGAATAATAAACGAGACAATGAATCGATGAATCAAACACCCAAAACGGTTCGGGAATTGGGCATCATGATGACTGCACGCGACGATGTGTTAAATGAAAGGCTAGGTTCAATAAACGATAATGTGTCGCGGCTAAAGGAGACGGGCAAACAGCCGGGCGAAAAGAAAGACCAGGCGG